GCGATGGTGGCGCGGAACTTCAGCGAGGCCTCGGGGTCAACCTGGGCCAGGCTCTTGCCATAGCCGGTCATCATGGTGTCGATCTGTGTCTGGACCTGCTCAGTAGTTGCTTGGCCGTTCTCGATCTTTGTGAGCATGGTGGCCAGCTCATTGCGGGCCTCTGCCTCAAAGCTCGAAGAGACCTCAAACGCACGGGCCTTGCGCACAGCCTGGTCGAAGATGTTGAATGTGCCACCCAGGCTCAGAGAGCTGACGTCGCCGTCTTTGGCTGCACGCAGCTGCTCGTCGGTAATCGGGTTTTCGGCCACATACTGCAGGCCAGCCTGCTTGGCTGCCTCGCTTGCGATGCCGAAGAGCGATTGGCTCAGACGGTCAATGGTCGCGCCAACAGTGCTCTGGTACTGAGCGCCAGCCTTCAGGCCGGTGTAGTCCACCTGCGGAGCGCTGACCTGCGGCGTCACAGCGCCAGAGATGCCGATGTTTTCAACCCGGCCAGATTGGAGGAGTGGAAGGTCTGCCATGTCTTGCCTTTACTTGAACGGGTTGGTCGCCGTCTTGGCGAAGTCCATCACGCCTTGGACCATTGTCGCATCTGCCAGCAGACCGCCAGAGCGCACGGCAAACTCGCCGGCCAGGCGCAGCTGTTTAGCCTGTGTCTCGGCTGCGTTCATGGTCAGGTCGGCCTGTTCCTTGGCTGCCAGCACCATCGCTCCGGCATCCTCGAAGCCGAGAATGCGGGCCGTCAGGGCGTTCAAATCTGTCACACCCACATCTCGGTATGTCGCGGCCACGTTTGCGGCCTGCACGGACGCTGCAGACCCCTCGCCGAAGGCGATGCCGTTGGCAGCAGCACGCGCACGCACAGCAGCGTTTGTTCGCTCCATGCCGCGCAACAGGGTATTGCCAGCCATCTGGTAATTGCGGGCCTGTTGCTCGGCTTGCAGCAGCTTGCGTCCAGCCTGAATGGACGCATACTTCTGGTCCTGGTCCGTGCGGATCTGAGCCAGACGCAGCGTGTCAATTGCCTGGACCTCGTACAGACCCTGCTGGTAATACGCTGCAGCCTTCTTTGCCGAGGCAGACGCCTCGGCAAGAGCCAGGTTTGCATACGGCGCGGCAAGGCCGACACCAGACTGGACGGCACCAAAGATGTCGCCCGCTGTTTTCATGAAATCGGTTGGGTCTGCCATCACGTTCCTCCAGACACAGCGACCTTGTACTCAAGGCCAAGAAGCGTCATTTTCAGCGGCAGGCTTTGGCTGATCTCAATGGCCTGCTCGCGGCTATAACCAAGCACGCCATTGACGCGCTTGATGCCTGTAAATTCTGGAACAGCTTCGTCCAGCAGCGGGTTGTCAAAGCTGCGGAATGGCACCGGGTTGCTGTTGAGCTCCAAGTGCTGCGTGTCGTCCACGATTGCGTTGATCTCCACAATGCGCTTTTTGAATGCTGTGCGCGTGCCAGTCTGCAGACGGATCTCCACAGGCATGGTCTTTGCGTACACAGTAAACGGCAGGCCGACCTCATACGCAGAGGTGCTGGCGCGGTCAAAGGTCACCGCACCGCCAGCGCTCACTGTCTCATTGGACTGAGGCACGCCATCGGTGATGACATTCAGAGCCTCGCCAATGTGCGGCAGGCCGCTTGCGCTGGCTGCAGCGCCGCCAGTGAATGCGCAGTCAGTGAACAGGCCGTCGCGGAACAGCTCGACAAAATAACGGTTGGTGCCGTCGAATGTGCGCTTGACCACCACATAAATGTCGCTGACGTCCACCTGCACATCCAAGAAGTTGCCGTCCGTGATGTACTCAGATGGGGCTGTGATCTGCTGGGAGCGCATGACAGAGAACACCGCCATGGTGCCGTCTGTATCGTTGGCCATCATGAGCAGGTCGCCCTCGTCGGTGCTGTTTGCACGGCGCAGGGCCATGCGCGTCGGAGCCTTGAGCAGGTGTCCAGCCAACAGCGAGATGCGCTGCGTCACATAGGTCGCCTGCGTGTCGCTGAATAGGAACTCGTTGACAGACTTGCCCAAGCGCTGAATGTACACAGAGCCAGACTCCAAGGCCTGCACACGTGTGCCAGGCTTTGTGCCGTTGCGGCTCACAGCCTTGAATGCCAGCGTCAGCGGAGTGATCGGATCGGTCCCGCCCTGCGGCACATAGAACTCGCCGCCAGTGGTGAACACCTGCAGGTCGCGGCCAGAGATCATGTCCACAATGACGTTGAGCGAGCTGGTGTCCAGCGTGGCCTCGACAGCATCGTCATCAAGTGACTCGGTCGGCACAAAGTCGTAGAAGATGCCGATCTTGCTGCCCCAGATTGTGGACGGGCGAGACTTGCTGCCGCCAAAATACAGGCGGCCCTCATGGAAAGTCACCGTGCGCGGCCAGCCTTTGGTTGAGCTCCACACGTCCTCATAGCCGTGCTCAAGATCCCAGCTCCCAGCGGGGATCGCAGACGTGCTAAAAAACGGGTATTCGGTCACAGCCTCCACCACGGTCGAAGACACATATCGCACGATGCGAGCTCTGCCCTGTGGCGTTGCGTTGACATAGTGATCGACAGACTCTGCCGTCCAGCTCACGATGCTGTATGTACTGGTGCTGTTTGGCGACGTTGTCCACGCGGAGTCAACTGTGGCCACCTTTGTCGCGCCGACGTAATCGGTGATGATGCGTGTCTGACCAGCGCCAGTGCCACCAGTAATGGTGATATACAGGCCGTTGTAGTAGTCATCTGAGCCACTCGATGCCGACTTCAGCGTGATCGTCGTCGTGTTGCCACCCTGGGCCGTGCCTGTGTCATGCTTGGAGCTTGAGGCAGTCAGCGTGATGTTGCCACTGACAGCGGACGGCGTCAGTGTTTCGGCAGTGTTTGTGATTACCTGCAGATTGAAAGCGTATTTGGGGATGCTGTCGAATGTGATGGTGCTGATTGTCCAGCTCGCATCGGTCGCACCACGCACCAGACGCTGCGGCTGCAGGTCTTCCTGCACAATGATCATGGTGTCAGCGCTCTGGGTCCAGACAATGCTGGACAGCATGGCAGACGTGATGCTGGTGGTCAGGTAAGCGTTGCCAGAGCCGTTGATGTTTGTGATCTGCACGCCGTCCTTGAAGACGTACATGCGCTGATCTGTGAAGCAAAGCATGTAGCTGTCGGTCACAGAGAACTCAAACGGCACCAGGCGCACGCCACTGCTGGCAGCGCTTGGCAGCTCGGCCATGTACTTCAAGCCTGGGCGGCGACGCAGACCACCCTGCGGCTGGACCACCACATTTGTGGCTTTGGCCAGAGCGTTGTTGTACTGAGCCAGGTCAACCCTGGCACGCAGCAGAGGGTCGAGCTCGCCGGTGCTGAAGCTCGTCTGGATGTCAACAAAGCGCGGCATGTCAGCCCCTCACAGCGATCAGGCTGTAGTCTTCAATGACTCGGGTCGGCTGACCCTGGCCGTCAATGTTCATGGCGGTGCGCATGTAGCCACCACGGCCATTTTCTGCGGCAGCGCCGACAGCGATGCCCTGCCAGTATGAGGCGCGGTCTGACTGCTCGGTGACAGGCAGCGCCAAGTGCCAGGCCATCATGTACTTGAGCAGCTGCACAAAATACTTTGGCATCGCATACTCAGGGGTTTGGAATTGGTAGTCAATGAAGACTGTCGGCAAATTGGTCAGCAGCTTGTCGCCCTGAATTTCCCAATCTTTTTGCACGGGCGAGCCTGGGTTGGCGGTCTCGTACACAGTGCGAGGGCTTGCCAGGCGGTCGCCGGGCAGCAGGTACTCGTAGCGCCACACGCTGGTCGGTGTCGTCACCAGGCGGGCCAGTTGGATTTTCTTGAGCGTGAAGCTCCAAGGGTACATCGTGAGCGCAGAGTCACGGATGTCAGGATACAGACGGTCGCACACACTGGACTCGTCCGTGCCGTCATTGAATGACGTGATCGCTTTCGCGCCCAGCATCAGAAGGGCATCAGAGCAGATTGTGATTGCGGTATCGCCTGCAGCCATGTGAACCTCTCAATGTGAGAAGGGCCAGCCTCCGAGAATCCCCAGAAGCTGGCCCGATTGCCGATTCAGCGATTAATCGCTGTCGGTAGCCGACAGGGTGGTGCCGTCAGTGACGTCAACCACACCAGAGGCGTTGGAGACCACGTACACCAAGGTGACCACGGCGGTGGAGCCGGTGGAGGTCACGCAGTGGATCACGTCGCCAACTTCCAGCGTGTTCGCCAGCGAGTTGAAATAACCCGAGGTGTTCACGTCGGCGATGGCGTCGGCGGTCTTGTAGCCGTACATGGACGGGGCATTGCCACGCTTGGCGGCACTGTAGGTGGTAAAACCAGCTGCATCGTAAGCCATTTTCAGACCCTCCTATTAAGCAGCTGCTGCGGTGTCGCGAGCAGTGATCTTGACGATACCCTCGGCGTCGATCGCCACAGCACCGGCGGAGAACAGGGCGTTGACAAGCCAGCTGGTCTTCTCGGGGATGTAGTTGATCTCGGTCTTGGGAGCGATGCCTTCAGCGTAGCCGATGGCGTCCTTGTGGAAGGCGTACAGGGTACGGTCGCTGGAACCGTCGATGGGCAGGCCACCTTCGGAACGGTCGCCCAGAACGTGGAACGTGAAGCCCATGAACTGGTTGATCTCGCCTTGCACCAGAGCCTTCACAGTGTTGAAGTCCGAGCTGGTGACAGAGGTCTGCTCCAGCATCGCGGCCAAAGAGTTGGCGTGGATGAGGATGTGACGACCGTCGGCGGGGACGTTCTTTGTGTTCAGGATCTTGGCGGCTTCGCGCAGCTTGGCAATGTTCATATTGGTGTCGGTGCCACCAATGTCATTGCTCACAGTGCCGGTGCCAGAAGCGGCGGCCAGGGCGTCCAGGATCAGCTGATCTTGACGACGACCGATGGCAGCGCCAACCACTTGCACGAGCTCAGAGCGCTCGTCGAAGTTGACTTTCTGCTGGCTGAAAATGTCGCTGTATTCAGCGGCGTTCCAGTCGGACAGAGTGCAGGTGACCGTGCTGAAACCCACGTTCATGGGCGTCACATCGGACTGCGAAACACGAGCGGTGGCTACGCCACGGCCCACTTTGGGGAACTTGACAGTTGCACCTTCGACACCACGACGCTGACGAACAGCACCCACCAGCATTGCTTTGCCCTGGTAGGCTTGTTTGACCTCTGCGTCGAAGAGCGTCACAAAGGCATTGCTCAGAGAAATGCTCATTTTGAAACCTCATTCGGTTGTTGGACAGGGTTGGTCGCATCGGTGTGCCAGTCGCCTGGGCCTTCGCTTGCTGGTTGCGCCAGCCAATCGTCGGCATCTCGCCGCGGTCAGGGCCGGTTGCCCGGTAGTCCTTGGCGCATATTGTAGGCCAGTTTGTACAAAACGCAACAGAGGGTATTGACAAGCGAAAAAAAAGCCCGGCACGAGGCCGGGCGAGGTGGATGCCGCTTGCCACGGCCTCCTTGGAGAATCAGCTGGCAAACTGCTGAAACATTCGCTCAACTTTCTGGCGATAGCCTGCGTCCGTTTTGTACTTAGGATCTGCCACCATGGCATAGAGCTCTTCCTTGCTGGGGGCCCCTTCAATGGGTGCTGCCTCGACAGGGATGCGGCCCTCATAGGCCTCGCGCATCTTCATGAGCGCCATCATACCCTTGGCAGTGCCTCCCATGATCTTGAACTCCTCAAAATCATCAGCGCCCCAGATGCCCTTGTTGACCAGGCCACGCGCCCAGCCGACCATGCCGTTGACAATGGCATTGGCATTCGGACCGAGGGATTTCAGCTCTGCCTGGGTGTCAATGGCAGGCTCGGCCATGCTCTCACCGAGCTTGTTGACCTCTTGCGCCAGCTCGTCAAAAGCTGCCTGCGAGATGCCCCACTTCTGCGCCCAGCCGACATACGACTTGGCCAAAGGGTCTTGCTCGATGTCACCAGCCCATGCGATGGCACCGGTGTCGTATTTGCCGCCGTCTGGTGCCTTGTGCTTGCCGGTGCTGACCAGCTTGCGCATGTCGCTCCAGCTCTTGGCCATGGCCTCATAGTTGGCCTCGCCTTTGTCGCCGTTCCAGAAATTCTCTGGAAGCCAGTCCGGTCGCTCAATGGGAGCGCCAGGGTTTTGGCCAGGCTGCACACCAGGCTCGTCGGCCTTGTGGTCAATCTCCGCCTTCTGCGGATCTGCTTGTGCTTGTGCGTTTTGATCTTCAACGGTCACGCTGTCCAGTAAGCCGGAGCCTCCGGGCTGGTCATTGGTGTCGGTGGTCATAGTTTCCTTGCTTGGTTGATCCGTGCCTCAATGTCCCGCACCACGTTCCTGCACCCTTCGGCAAAGAAAGCATGGGACGGATCTGTGCCCGGCACGGCGATGGGCACATTCACGTACATCTGGCGCAGCCAGTCCAGCATGGCCTGGCCGTCCTCTGAGCCGAAGACACGCAGGCAGAGCCTGGCGATGTCCTCGCGCTTTTGCTCGACATCCCTGACGTCGGGTGTCTGGCCTATTGCCTCAAGCTCTTCCCAGCTCATGCTGCAGCCCCTTCAGGCGCAGCGCCAGCTGCTTGTGCTTGCATCATGGCGGCCTGTTGCATGGCGGCCTGCTGTTGCTGCTGCTCAAGCATGAATGCCCGCTCTGCAGCGCTGTTGCGAACAGCCGCCGGCACGCCCAGCTTGTCACCCAGGAAGTCAATCATGTCGCCGTATTTAATGGCCACAGTGCCCTCTGCGCCCATGCTCTGCGCGATCTGAGCGAACTGCAGAGCGCTGTTGACCTCATCCATGGCCTGGGCATTGGCCAGCGGGCTGGTCGGGCTGACCTTGACCTCAAGGCCATTGACGCGCAAAGGCAGGTCAATCATGCCCTTCTGGTCCATGACCTCCAAGATCTTGGTGACCACGGGGATCATGGTCTCGTTGATTAGTCGTCCAAAGGCAGAACCCAGATTCTGAGACAGCTCTTTCATGCGCTCCACAATCTCGGTGGCCGAGCGTGCGCTCATGTTCTCGGGTGGCAGAGACTCGTCAAGCAAGATGCGCTTGACGTTTTGCACCAGGTCATTGATGACCAGCTGCGTCACGTTGAAGTCGCCAGAGCGCGGCAGAGCTTGCAGGCTTGGACCTTGCGGGCCACCATTGCGGGCCACGGGGATGATGCCGCCGGGCACAATCTTGACCGTGTTCGGGTTGAGCACGCCGTCGTCTGCAGCTGTATATACACCGGCCACAGCCAGGCTGGCGTTCTTGAGCAGCAGCTCTTTGGTCTTGTTGAGCGTCTTGATGTCTGGCAGCGCAGTCATCAGTGGGCCGCGGCCGTAGATCTCGCCGGCCACCTTCATGTAGCGCGAGATGATCCATGGGCTGGTCTTGATGCGTCGGTAGACAATCTCAGCCTTGCTGTGCTTGTCAATGACGTGGTAGCAGTAGTCACCACGCTTGGCGTCAAACACCGTGGCCTCCAGCAGCTCGACGTCTTCGGTCGGCTTGTCAGCGATGCGGCGGGCCAACTCGTCTGTGATGTTGGCATCTCGCCACTGGCGCTGAATGCTCTCGCCCTTCATGCGCATGCGGCGGTAGACGTTGTCCACTTGGCCGTTCGCGCCTTCCTCATAGCTCACCAGGAACAGCGGCACAGGGATGAAGTTGATCGGGCTGACGTCATCACCAGGCTGCACCATCATGCAGGCGGTGCCCACAGCCAGGTCCAGCAGGAACTCGCCCATGGCGATGTCAAAGTTGCTCTGACGCAGCAGGGCAAACATTTTCTCGTTGTAGACGTCAAGCACAGCTTGTGCTGCGGGCTTGCGGTCGAAGGGGATGTCCTGACCAGGCTCAAGGCGGCACCACTTGCGCTGCGGTGGGAACACCACAGACTGCAGGCGGTTGGCAAAGCGCTGGGTGCTGTTGATGGCAGTGGAGTCGAAGACCCGCTGCATCTTCTTGCTGCCAGTGCTGTTGCCTTCCCAGATGCCATACAGCTGGCGCTGTGGCAGGGCGAACTCATAGGCGTCCTGGTACAGCTGCTGGAACTCGTCTTTTTTTGTCTGAGCAGCAGCTTGTCTCTTGATGATCTCGTCGGGGGTCAGGCGCATGCCGCCCTTCACGTCGTTGTTGTATGCCATGTCAGTCTTCCTTGTCCTGCAGCAGGTAGTTGGCGAGCATCATGCGCTCGGCACGACTCAGTGCAGACTTGCTTTTCAGACGCGCAGCCATCTGAGCAATCTGCTCTGGCGTCAGGTCTTCGTGCATAGGCTCGCCCATGCTCTCGCCGTCCTTCTTTTCCTTGTCGCCTTTTTCGATGCTGATTTCAATTTTCATCACTTTGCTTCCTTCATCAAGCCATGCTTGCGTTGTGCGCGTTGCTCAGACAGGCCGATGGCGATGGCCTGCTTGCGGCTCGTCACCTTTTGGCCGCTTGAGCTCTTGAGTGTGCCGGCTTTGTACTCGTGCATCACCTTTCCAACTTTGTCCGTCTTCATCATCCGGCCCCCAGAGTTTGATCAGCGCCCAATGCGCCAGCTGTTCCAATTGACGTGCCGCCACCGAGCTTTGGCACTGCTGCGTTCTCGCCCATCACGGCATTGATGATGCTGTCGCGGCCACCAGCAGATCGGCGAGCGCGTCGCTTGCTTGCCGTCTTCTCAGCAGATTCGCGCTGCACACCCTCTGTCTCTGACTTGATGCGTGCCGATGTCTCTGCGAATTGAGCCTCTGCCTCTGCCTTTTGCTTGGCCAGCTCTTTTTGCTGCTGCTCTGCCTGGGCAGCCAATGCCTTGGCCTGCTCTTGCGACTGCAGCTGCGCCTGCTCAAACACAGCCTTCTGCTCTTGCAGGGACTGCTGTTCCTTGGCAAACATGGCCTCGATCTCAGCCTGCGCAGCCTTGAACTGGTCGCCAGCGACGCTCTTTGTCGTGTCGAATTGAGACTGGAACTCCTTTTCAAGTCGCTCCTGCTCCTTGAGGAATGTGTCAATCTCAGCCTGCGCAACGCCAGCGCTGCGCATCTGGTTGACTACAGCGGAGAAGTCATAAGCCATTTATGCCCCCAGCATTGTTTTTGGCTTTGTTTGGTCTTCTGCGGTCAGGCCAGCCAGGCCGACTTCTGCGTTCATTCGCGCAGCAGACAGCAGAGAGCGACGGCCACTGCGACGGCGTGCTGTCATCTGCGAAGACTCACGCTCCGCGATTTTGCGACGCTCTGCCTCAAGCGCTGCAGCCTGTTCGGATGCGGCTTTTTCCATGGTCGCCTTCTGCTCGGCATACTGTTGCTGCTGTTGGCTCAGTTGCACCTGCGCCAAGTCAGCTGCTTGCTTTTGCTGCGCGGTCAGGTTTTCCATGAGCTTTTTCTGCTCATCAGCAGACAGCTGCATTTGCTGCAGTCGCTGCGCGGCGTCAGCTTTTTGCTGGCCAAGCAGCTCCTGATTCTGTTTTGCCTGTGCGTCATAGGCAGCTTGCTGCTGGGCACGGGTTGCAGCGGCCTCTGCAGCTGCTTGGTCGCGTGCTTTTGTTGCCTGCTCGACAGCAGACACACGCGCAGCTTCAGCGTCTGCAGCGGCCTGGGCAGCTGCAGCCTTCTGTTGCTTGGCAACGTCTGTTGCAGCGCGGGCGGTGTCAACGCCAGCACCGATTTTTGCACCTTGCACAGCACCAGCAGGACCGCCGACCACAAAGCCAACAGTGCCGCCAACAATTGTGCCCGCCAGTTTTTTTACAGTTCCACCCATCACACCCTCACAAACAAAAAATGGTCACTTTGGTCGTCGCCATACTTGCGCATCAGCGCTTCTACGGTGAACCCCAAAGCGAATGCCCACCGCACGGCCTCATTTGAGGCCGAGTGTACGGTCATCTGCACGCGATGCAAAAAATGCGATTGCACTGTGATATCCAGCACATTCCTGACAGAGCGTGTCAGCAGCAGAGGGTGGCGTTTTGCCAGGTCGTGGTTGATTACTGTCCAGGCCTCGCCGACATGGCGCGAAATCAGCACAATGCCGCACAGGCACAGCACCTGGTCGCCGACCATGAGCACGGCAGCTGGCCCGGCCATGGCTTGCTCGGTCAGCTCAATGGCATCATGGCCAGCCAGACCTGGGTGGAAGTCAAGCCAGCGCACACCAGGCGGCAGGCGCATGCTGGAATTGAACAGATCGGCGCTCATCCGAAAATGTCGAAGTCAGTTTTGGCCACGGTCAGCTTGGGCGTGCTGCCGCCCAGCTGCTGCGTGCGGGTCATGCGGTTGTATTCCCCACCGCCCAGCATCAGATAGCCAAAAGAGTCGCCAATGTGGGAGTGCTCATTCTTGTTTGGCGCATCGCGGAAGCGTTCTTGCCCCGCTCCGACAGCGACTCGCTTAAAATGGTACCCGCCGCCGAGGGCTTTGCGGAGGAGCTTGCATTCTCTGTTGACAATGAGTCCGGGTTTACC